ATGGGGTTCTTTGTGTCTTGCATTACCTCCAACCACTTCCGTGCGATGGTGCTTCGGTTCTTTGTTCCCTTGGGTTTCCCGTTGGGATTCCTTACCTCACCTGGTTGGGCGGGTTTCAAATAATCTTTATTTGCCATAATTACTTATCATTTGCTTATCAATCGTTTGGTAAAATCGGGATGGGCATCCACCAAATTGGTTGATGTATTGGTGAATCATCGTGTGCCAAATACCATTGGTCTTCCATTATGTACCCTATTTGTTTGCTGTCAATTAATACCCATTCATTATCAATGGGAATTGTTCGGTTGGTTTCTCTCCATGCTTTCATAATTTTGTTTATCTTTGTTGTAAATATAAGCGAGGTTAGTGTAGTGGTAACACATCAAGCATCCAGTTTGAAATCGGCGTTCGATTCGACCACCTTGCTCAAAGTTCGTTCTTTTAATGTGATTTTTTCACCCTTGTACATACCCGCACCCATCTCGTCTATTTTGCTAAATGGTAAAATGGGTACTGTGATTTGACAAGTTTTGTCAATTAAGTAGATGTATTTTAATTGAAATCCATCTAATCTTTCAATTTGATGACCTTTTTTTCTGATTAAATCAAGTTCTTTATCTCCAATGCACCAACTTTTTGAAACACCTCTATCCCACAATACCTTGCCATGTATGTTTTCCCCATTATAATTGAATATGCCATTATTTTCTTTTATACCTATTAAACTAAAACCACTCGCCCTATATATTGTTCCATCACCACAACTCGCCCCATCGCTAAAACTTAAAATCCATTTAATATGTGGTGCATTTTTTTTAATTAGTTTAATGCTAATTGCTATACAACGGGATTCTGAATACTTTGGTAGATACTGGTCAAATGCCATGCGGTTTAATTCTATCATAGAATTCCACTCACTATCTTTAACTAATTGTATAACATTTTTTTTAACAAACGGACTTCCGTAACTCATTACCCCGTGTAAATTACCATCCAAAAAACACCCAAAATGCAATGTGCTATTTGGAACAACCTTGCCACTATAATGGTTTTTCTTTACAAACGCATTGGCAATGGATGAAGGTATAACCTTTACAATTATTTCTTTTGCTCTGCCCATTGCATAATAATTAAATAAAGTGCGTTGCCGTTTGAATTTTCATTGCCCAAAGTTTCCATGTATTTGTATTCCTCGGTTAACTTAATATCCGCAATTGCGTTTTTAATTTGCGTGGCTTGTTCATCTGCAAGTGTAAATGTCATTTGTTGAAAAGGGCTTTTATCACCATCTGCCAAACTGAAATCCTCACCAAATTGTTCTGGATCTAACATTTTTGGAACATCCAATGCCCAATCAACTAATTCTTTATACTCCCAATCGTTGGCCAACGCATCCCAATCCCACTCACCAAATCCAACATTGTCTTTTATTAAAAATTCCCGTTGTTGTTGCTCGGTTAGGTTTTCCGCCTTAATGATTGGTACTTCTTTTAATCCAATTTCTTGTATGGCTTTTAATCTCATGTTGCCACCCAATATCATCATTTCGTTGTTGACAACAATTGGGCGAATCTCCAACATTTCGGGAAAGTCCTTGATTGATTGCACCAACTTCTTAAATTTATCATCCTTAATTATGCGGGGGTTTTCCGTGTTTGGGATGATGTCTTTTGTTTTAACCCATTCGATATTCATTTGTTTAGTTTTATTTGATGTGTGATAATTAAAAAGTCCATGTGTTGTTTCTTATCGCCGTATTTTATGTGGCAAGGTCTACAAAGTGCTTGTAAATTCTCAATGACATCCTTTGTTTTTGTACCTCCCATTCCCCGTGGATGGATGTGGTGAATATCCACGGCCTGGCTTCCGCACACCTCACACGGGATAAAACTATTGGTGTCATAACCAAAGTATGTTAAATAAATCTTTGTGTGTGGTTTCATCTTTGATGGCTTTCAAATATAGTTCATTACATACCCTTGGATTCATTCCCATGGCTTTGCCTACCTTTTCCCATGTCATGCCCATATCCTCGCGTAGAATCATGATTGCGTACTTCTTAGCAAGCACTTCACGGCGTTTAACCACGGCCCCCATTTTGCTCGGTCTTGAAATTTCTGTCTGCATTTTATACACATATAAATTTGATTGGGTTCAATGTTTGGCCCCAACTCATTGATAAGTTCTTTTGTGGATTCCTCATAATGGTCACAGCAATCACAAAGGTTTCTCGTAAGTTTCATAAACTTGGGTTAACTCGTTAATCATGTTTTGCCATGCCTTGGGGTTGCACGAACATGGTTTGTAAATTCTCTTTGAACGGAATATCCGTGACCATATTTCCGCTATCTTGTTTGCCTCCATTGGGGCCAATGTCGTGTCGTTTACTGTCTTAAAATGTGTCCACCAATGATATTCATCCTCCGTCATGCACAATGGTTGACGGGTTGGGAACATTTTGTTCAATTTGTGTTTACGGGCATCGCATCCACAGTCCTCGCCCATCAAAAATTTGGTGGCAAGTTCAATCCCCGTGGCTTGTGTCACCTTCTGAATCATATCCCCCACCCCGATTGATGGTCGTGATTCGGTGTACTTCTTCCGTGTTTCGTTTTTCTTCTGCATAAATTTTATATTTTACCGTTGTTCTTTGTTTGATAAATTGTTTCGCGTTTTTGATTGAGTTAAATACGCTATGGGTTGGAATGCCCGTCTTTTTTTCAATGTCCCGCATCGAATGTCCGTACACAAAATGTAGTTCCAATAACATCTGGTCATAATCTCGTAGGTCGTCAATTGCTTTCTTTACTTCACCCATCAAGTCCATGTGGGCCATTTCAGCCATTTCGGGGCTTTCTACGGGGTTGAATTGGTCTTGGTGTGGTATTGTCTTGTTTTCTGCCCGTTTGATGTCTATAAACGCATTATGTAGCATTTTGAAAAGATAGATGGTGTTAATGGTTCCGTTGTAATTGGCGAATCTGTTTAGCGAACCCTCCTTGATTTGTATTTCACCCAACTTCAAATACATCGTTTGTACCATATCATCGACCTCATCACGATTCGCACCCAAGTATTTGGCTATTTTAATCCATTCAATGTGGCGTTTGGCGATATCGTTAAGCGTTATCAAAGTAACTTTCTATTTGCACAATAAAATCATCAAACGAATATACCAACGCATATTTGTAATTCATGGCTTCAACCATTAATTGCCACTTCTTTTGATGTTCGGATTGCTTATTCGGTTTAATTTTTAACTCAATAAATAACCCGTGGTGGGTTAGGTTGGGCATAAACAACACCAAATCCGAAACCCCTGGGACAACTCCCTCCGCTTTTAACCTTTGGGCCGTAAACAAATCGCGTGATCCACCATTGGGAACATGGATTAATAAATCCCCCATTTGGCGGTATTGTAGTCGGAACCACTTTACACATTGCATTTGCATACGGCTTTCCAAATGCTTCATTCTGCGTCTAAATAGATTGATTTGGCTTTTGTGAATCCTTTGTTATACCACCATTGGGCGTGGATTTTTTCATCCCGTTTTAATTCGTGGAATAAATCCGTTGGGATGGTGATGTTGTGGTTTATCTGCAACCATTCAATCAACTGGTCGATGGGGGTAATTTCTTCGTTTAACATTATTTTGTTTCAATTGCGTTTTTAATTGACATGGTCATGTAATCCAATGCCCGTTTATAACCCTCCGCATAACCATCGGAATAACTCATTTCCTTTCCTGCGATTTCCATTTCTTTGGCTTGTTGTTTAATAATCTCCCAAAGTTCTGGTCTCAAATCTGCACAAGCACACTTTTCAATTAACCACTCCACCGCCGTTTTATTGTCCATAGCCCAAATCCTTTTTAACTTGTGATTGTTTCGCCTGGCGTTCATCGTACTTTTTACCACGCAATTCGGGTGTTTCCTCTTGCACCAATCTACGAACACGGGTAATTGTGTCGGAGGATGTTAACCGCCCATTGGCCATTAATTTTAAGAAGTTCATCGCGGGGGTGTTGGATGATGGGTATCCCATCGCCTCCATTTCTAATTTCCAATACCATGCAACCAATTGTTGGTCGTTGTCTTTGAAGTCGGTGTATTGGCTTAGCAAGTCAATCACCGTTTGTTTGATATCCATTTTCATATTTGTCGATACAATTATACTATTTTAATTTCAAAATTCAAAAGGTGATGAAATTTTTTGCTCAATTCGTTCTTTGTACATCGTATACATTCCTTCGTATGTTGTTGGAATCGTAGCACATTCCCCGTTCCTATTTTTTGCGATAAGTAATTCGGCATCCTCAATGGCGGGTTTTATATCCAAATAATAAGCGGGTCTGAATGGGAACATAACAATGTCCGCATCTTGCTCAATAGCCCCCGATTCGCGTAGGTCTGATAACATCGGGCGTTTGTCTGCTCTGTCTTCTGGCTTCCGTGATAACTGGGCTAATACCATAACTGTGCATTTTAATTCTTTGGCCAATAATTTAAGTCCACGGGATATTTCGGCAACTTCTTGTTCTCGGCTTTGTTTTGATCCCGTCATTAATTGCAAATAATCAACAACCAATAAATCCAAACCTTTACGGGATTTGTGCAACCTGGCTTTGGCTTTAATTTGTTCCAACTTTCCTTCCCTATCATCATCAATAAAAAATTCAATGTTTTGATTATTGGCAACATGAATTATTTTTTCGATTTCCATTGGTGTTAATACCCCATTCCTCATTTTCCAATTCGCGATATCACCAATCAATGACATATAACGCTTGGCCAATTGTTCGCTACTCATTTCCAGACTGATAAACAATGCCTTGCCCCCAAGTTGTGCAAACTCCTTTGTTAGTGTTAATGCAATTGCAGTTTTCCCCATGCCTGGTCTACCCGCCATTACGATTAAATCACCCTCGTTATACCCACCAAGGTATTTGTCTAAAAATTTCCACCCCGTTTCTTTTCCAATTAATTTACCACCCTTTTCAGCATTGGCAATAATTTGATCCACCACCTTGTTGGTAACCTTGATAATACTTTCGGGGTCTTGGTGCGTTGAACAATTGGTGTTGTTTAACGCTTCTTGAATATCAGCCACCAAAGTTTTCAAATCCTTATTTATGTCGATTGTGGTTATTTTTTTAACCAACTCATCCCGCAGGTATGCATATTCTAATTGTTGCAAATGCGGTTTGATGTCCGCAACCCCACTTGCTTCTTGTTGTAGTTTAACAATCTGTACAATTTCAGTCCGCTCAAAATGTTTGGCAAGGGTTAAAATATCAATGGGTTCATTGTCTAAATACATTTCAGTCATGACCTCGACCAACTTTTTGGCGAATGGGTCTGTGAACCAATTTTTGTTTACCCGTGGTAAAAAGTGACGGGCGGTATCATAGAATAAAATGTTGGCTAATACAATTTGTTGGTTGTTCATAGGGTTGCAAGTGGGAGTTTGTTTGTTGAAATTTCAATTGGTTTAATTATCTGATACGGCAATTCATCCTTCCATCGAAGTTGGTTAATGAATGTCGAAAAGTGCGGAAGATATTCCATTTTCCCCGCATCCTTATGATTTTGAATAAACTTTGGAATAAATGTAAATAACAATTGTTTTTCAGAATCCTTTAATTTTTCAAAGGATGATTCTGCTTTGACTCTGGAACCCTTCTTTAAGTACATTTCCCAAAATTGTTCAAACGGGTACAAATCGTTTTTATCTTGTTCTTCTTCTTGTTCTTCTTCTTGTTCTTCTTGTGATGCAGTATACATACCGTTTACATACTCTATCAATACTCTATCCTTAACAACGCAAAGTTCTGATTTTATGCAACTTACAACTTTTGGTGATGTCGACCCGTTATATTTTAGCCAATTCTTTAATGCAACCTCTTTTGTGGTTTCTGAATATAGAATTTTACCCACCTTTATAAAGTATGCAAGGAGTTTGGATACTCTATCAATACTGTATCCAAGTTCAAACGCCATTTGTTTTTTACTGATTTCGTAAATACCACATTGTTTGGTTCGTTCGTTAGTCAACAAATACAAATAGAATAAACGATGGTCATTGTCAAGGTCTTGAATAAATGGATCACTCCAAAACGATGTGTGGATTTTCCTAAAAATGGCCATGTCATTTTGATAATAAATGTTTGATAACCTCATTGTAAATTTCATGAAGGTTTGATGGCGTTCCCCAAACTTTATCCCCCAGGTCGGAAAAGATATTCCTACCGCTAATAAAATACAATTGGTCTAAATGAAAGTCGTAAGTGTGCCACCACTCATGGTTGATGTACACTTCAATTACGCAATGGTTTTTGTCTACTCTGGTTTTGGTTGTGTATGTGTTTTTCATAAAATAAAAAACCCCATCAAAATAGTGCAGTTGCGGTGCGACTATTCTAATAGGGTAAAAATCGTTTAACATAAGGAATCCGCAACAATCCCGTTAACGCCACAAATATAAAATAAATTATCCGTATATTTGCAAAATCCGTTTGTTATTTGTCATATCATAGGATGGGGGGCTTCATTGCCCCCTTTTTATTGCGTTAAACATCACAACAATCCAAATGACACCACCCAACCCCACCATTGATATTCCGATGCACTGGGCCACATACGGGTGATGCACAATTAACCACCCGTAACCCAACCCGCTTAATACAATACAGACAAGGGATAAAATAAACATTCTCATTTTACAACCTCCATTTTAGTTTGTTTGGGGTGCTTCGGTTTATAATACCGATTGCATATTGCCATTGTAACGGAATGTTCCATGTCAATTTCCCACATGTCAATAACAAATCGAATCACTTCCCTAATTGTAATTGTCGGTTCTGGGTCGGGGTTGTTTTCCAATATATTCATCAATGAAATCAATAAGTGCAACTCGTTTGTTAATTCAAATGGATCAACTCTTTTTGGATTAAATCCCGAATCGTACTGCATTAATGCATCCATTACAATTTTTGATACTGGTCTATTTTGCATCAACGCCATTGCGTTCAAATGTGCTTTTTCAAACTCACTTATGCGTAATGAAAAGTTTGCCATTTTTTTATCGGCATCTAATTTTTTTGCTCTCATTTTGCTTGTTCAATTAATTCAATTATTTCCTCTGGTGTTTCGTGAACTTCGATATATTCGTTTTGATAATCCACATAAATTAAAGTATTTGGTTCCGTTACATAGTGTTCCAATTCAAAGTATTTTATCCTTGAAACATTAATATAAATAGGCCAATATAACATTTCGTCAAATTCAAAATCTCTATCTCTACAAAAACCTTCATATGTCCTTGAATCTATTTCCTCAGTACCTAAAACGGGGTTTACTTTGATGAATTTCATTTGCTTAGTTTTATTTGGATCGTGTCCTCGTTCTGAATGTACTGGGCGGGTGTTATTAATTCCCCGTCTGCACTAATCAACAAACCTTGGTTGGTTGTTTTATACGCATATTGGGCTTGTTTTTCCAACTCCTTCACCTGGTTCTTTAATTCAATTATCTCGGGTATATGGTCATAATTGTAACGACCCCCACCCGCTTTCTTTGTTATCTCATAACCTAAGTAAACTTGACCATGCCATTT